ATTACCTGATTGGTATGACATAGCCGTTGCTGCAAATCAAGGACATAACTGGGCTTTTCAAGAATTAAAAATGCGAAAAATACATGCTAGCGAAACCGCATGGGTAGGTACTGATTTTGATCATATCGTTGATAACAACGGAACTATTGATGATCTATATAAACAAACTGAATCAATAGTCGGAGATCAAATCACCTTGTCTCCAAGTAATGCCCTCTTTGCTTAATACTTGAGAACAATTACAACATATTGTTTTTAAGTTACTTGGACGGCAATTGTCTAAATTGCCGTCAACATGAAATACTCTAAACACCTCAGAATGCGGGCTTTTAAACCCGCATTTTTCACATTGCAATTTTGGTTTATAACCGGCTCGCTGCCATCTAGGAATATGAGCCTTAATACCGTGCGCCATACAAGCTTCGCACAGCCTACGATAATAAGGTTTACCTTTTTTATAATAATTTAATGCCCTAGGGCGTTGTGCGCAGGCCTTACATAATGGTCTCATAAAAATATTTACACCTTTTCTTTCCCTTTTTCTGATGTTATAAGAAGGTATTTTTCCGTTTTACCGCTAAATACTTTGAGTAAAACTATTACCAGGAGAATAGGGAATGGCACTAACATCACCAGGCGTACAAGTAACGGTAATTGACGAGAGTTTTTACACACCTGCAGAACCAGGTACAACTCCGCTTATCGTTGTGGCCACAGGACAGAATAAAACAAATGCAGCAGGCACAGGCACCGCTGCCGGAACATTAAAAGCAAATGCTGGTAAGGCTTATAAGATGACAAGCCAGAAAGATCTAGTAGATACATTTGGCGTTCCGTTCTTTGAAAAGACAGCCAGTGGATCACCAATCCATGGCGGAGAACGAAACGAATATGGACTATTAGCAGCATACAGCTATCTAAGCGCATCAAACGCAGCATTTATTGTAAGAGCAGATATTGATCTTGATCAATTAGAAGCAACAGCAGACGCCCCGGGAGCAAACCCAACAGACGGCGCTTGGTGGCTAGATACGCAAAATACAACTTGGGGTGTACAAGAATGGAACAGCTCAACCGTTCCAAACGGTGGTCAGAAATTTGCCGCAAAAACTCCAATGGTATTATCAGACGATGATACATCAAAATTAGATGGATCAGATGTTCCTTTAGCATCCGTTGGATCTATCGGAGACTATGCTGTAGTTGCATTGTCAACAGGTCCAGCAGCATTATACTTTAAAACTCCTGGAAACAGCGGTGCTGGTGTAACAGCAGGTAGCTGGGTTTTAGTAGGTAGCAATGATTGGGCAGCAAGTTGGCCAACCGTTAGCGGTGGTGCAGTAACAGCATTAACAGCAGCAGATACATTTTTAATTAATGGAACATCAGTTGCAGTTCAATCTGGTGCTAGCGTGTCTGCAAGACTAACAGCAACAGCAAGTTATATCAATGGATTGGGTATTACTGGAGTAAGTGCAAAAGTTGCAAATAGCAGATTATATCTATATTCAGATGGTTCAACTGATACTGCAGGCGACTCAACATTGAGCGGTGAAATTGTAATTGCAACAGGTTCAGGAACCGTACTAACAGATTTAGGAATTAGCACAGGTACATACTTACAACCAAAACTAGTTCACGCTCCACATACATCTGTTCCAACATTTAAGAGAACAGATAATCCTTCAACAAAACAAGGTTATCCAACAGGTTCTGTTTGGGTCAAGACAACAGAGCCAGGAAACGGTGCTCGTTGGAGAGTTAAGAAATATAGTTCTGCTACACAAGCATGGACAGCAATTTCTGCTCCGATTTATGGAACAACACATTCAGCAGATTATTACTTAGATCGTTCAAACGGCGGTTTAGCAATTGATAAAGATTCTTTATTTGTTCAATTTAACAGCGATGAAGAATTTAGCTATACAACACCAAACGGAACACCAGCAACTGATTCAACATTAGAAACTTCTAAATTTAAAATTTGGAGACGTGCTGTTAAAGGTGCAACTTCAATTACTTCTAAAGTAATTGGTGCAGGAACCGTAAGCGGTGCTAAGAGCTTTACAATTAAGCAGTCTGTTGTTGGTGATGCAGCATTAAGTTCATCATCTACCGTTAGCTTTACCGCAGCAGGCGACAGCACAGATGCTGAAACAATCGCAGCAGCAATTAACGCATTAACATTCCATGATTCAACAGGCTTAACTGAAATTACAAATAACGTTGAAGCAAGTGTTTCAGCAGATAATCAATTGGTAATTAAACATAAAGCAGGCGGCGAAATTAGATTTAAAGATACATCTGGAACAGCATTTGCAACATTGTTTAGCGCAAGTGCATATGTTTTAGATCTAAGTTCTGAAGCTCCTGGCGCAGCAGACGGATATCTAGCAACATACTGGCAACCACTAACAACTGCAGGATTTACAGCCAGCGGAGATGCTCCGTTGAACGAAGCAGAAGATGGTCAATTATGGTTTAACAATGTTTATAGCGATGTAGACATTATGGTTCATAACGGATCAACATGGAAAGGTTACATGAATGTATTTGCTTCAACCGATCCAGCAGGTCCATATGTTGGCGCAAGTATGCCAACAACACAACAAGATGGAGTAACATCTCTTGTAACTAATGACTTATGGATTAGTACAGCAGATATGGAAAACTTCCCAACTATCTATCGTTTTAATGATGACATTCTAGGCGGTATTACAGATAAGTGGGTATTAGTTGACAAAACTGACCAAGTATCAGAAGAAGGTATTGTATTTGCTGATGCACGTTGGGCAACCAGCGGTGGGGACACATCAGTAAGCCCAACACTTGCTGCATCTTCAATTGTTGATTTATTAGAAAGTGACTTCTTAGACTTTGACGCTCCAGATCCAGCACTATATCCAAAAGGTATGTTGTTATGGAACACACGTCGTTCAGGCGGTAACGTAAAACAATATAGAAATGGTTATATTGATGTAACAGCAGATAACGGACGCATGGGCAATGTAAGCATGGAAGTATATGTAACAGATCGTTGGACAACAGCGTCTGGTAATAACGAAGACGGTTCCGGCACATTTGGTCGCAAGGCACAGCGTAAAGTTGTTGTTCAAGCACTTAAGAGTGCAATTGACACAAGTTCAGAGATTCGCGATGAAGAACGTCGTAACTTTAACTTGATTGCTGCTCCTGGTTATTCAGAAGTATACAGCAATTTAGTTAACTTAAACATTGACCGCGGAATGACAGCATTTGTTCTAGCAGATACTCCATTACGTCTAAAGAGCAATGCAACAGAACTTATTAATTGGGGTACAAACGCAAATGCCGTAACTGACAACGGCGATGCAGGCGTTGTAACATATGATGAATATTCTGCAATGTGGTATCCAAATGGATTCACAACAGATTTAAGCGGTGTGAATGCAGTTGTACCTGCAACACACATGATGCTTAAAACAATTGCACTAAGCGATCAAGTTAGCTATCCATGGTTTGCACCAGCAGGTACACGTCGTGGTGGTATTACTAATGCAACATCAGTTGGTTACATTGATTCTGTATCAGGCGAATTCCAAACCGTGTTCTTAAACGAAGGTATGAGAGATGTTCTTTATGACCTAAAGATTAATCCAATTCCGTTCTTCGTTGGTGTAGGACACGTGGCATTTGGCCAAAAAACAAGAGCAAAGAACGCTTCTGCACTAGATAGAATTAACGTAGCACGTTTAGTTGTATATCTGAGAAGCCAGTTGAATAAACTAGCTCGCCCATACATTTTTGAACCTAATGATAAAATCACTAGAGACGAAATTAAAGGCGCAGTGGAAAGTTTATTGCTTGAATTAGTAGGCTTAAGAGCATTATACGACTTTGCGGTGGTTTGTGATGAAAGTAATAACACACCATCAAGAATCGATCGTAACGAACTTTATGTTGATATCGCAATTGAACCAGTGAAAGCAGTTGAGTTCATTTATATTCCATTGCGTGTTAAGAACACAGGAGAGATTTAAAAATGGCACTATCATCACTGAATAGATTTTCTATTCCACCATCAGGTGCAAACAGCAACACAGCGTTGCTAATGCCAAAGCTAAAGTATCGCTTTAGAGTAACATTACTTGGTTTCGGTGTTGAATCTAGCGTAGAATTAACTAAGCAGGTTCAAGACGTTACAAGACCTAAAGTATCTTTTGAAGAGATGACCTTAGATGTGTACAACTCAAAAGTATACCTAGCAGGTAAGTACTCATTTGAAACCGTTACATTAACACTACGTGATGATGCATCTGGTTTTGTACAAAAACTTGTTGGTCAACAAATTCAGAAACAATTCGACTTTATGGAACAAGCATCAGCACGTTCCGGTATCGATTACAAGTTCCAAACTAACGTTGAGGTACTTGACGGCGGTAACGGTGCAAGCGAAGCAAATGTCCTTGAAAAATTTGAATTGTATGGCTGTTTTGTTCAAAACGCAGACTACGGTGAATTAGCATACGGTACTAACGAACATGCTACCGTAGCATTAACAATCCGCTTTGATAATGCAATTCAGTTTGCTGGTGCAAACGGTTCAGGAACCGACCGAGGAATTGGTGCAGTTGTTGGACGTACAATTGGCGAAGCAGTTACTGGTCGTTCAGGCGCACAATAATAATTCGTTTGAATCAAAAGAGCCCGGAAATATTCCGGGTTTTTTTGTGGCATAAATATTAGTATGGCAAATAAATTTACTCGTTTCCTCACAGGTGTTGGTCAAGGTCTAACAAACCCCAAAGGTGTTTGGGGCAATTGGCAACATGCAACTCGTCTTTTTATAGACGATACAATGAGGTTGGCTCCGAGAACCAAGTTTTTATTTTATGTTCGTTTTGAATTAGATAAAACTGCTATCAAAGCACCTCAGTTTACCAACAGACATGCGGACGAAATTGGATTTTTAGTAAAAGCAACTGACTTACCAAAATATAACATCGAGTCAGTTACTAAGAATCAATATAATCGTAAAAAAATAATTTATAAAAATTATACTTATGATCCTATCAACTTAACATTCTATGACGATAGTGCCGGAATTATTAATGCAATGTGGGCATTATATATGGGGTATTATATTGCTGATAGAAATCTTCCAGACCAAGCATTTTCTAAAACAAATTATCGACAAACAGAAACAGGTTTAGATAATTTTAGATATGGTTTTGATAATAATAGAAGTGCTGATTTTATTAAAAGTATTTCTGTTTATACAATGAGTCGTAGACGATTTAATGGTTACACATATATCAATCCAAAAATAACTTCGTGGAGTCATGGTAACGTTGACTATTCAGCAGGAAGCGAAGCATTAGAAAATACAATGACCTTCCAATACGAAGCAGTTAGATATACATCGGGTCAAGTAGCGATTGGAAGCCCTAAAGGATTCGCTACATTACACTATGATACAACTCCAAGCCCATTAAGCGTAGCAGGTGGTGGTGTTGCTACATTAACTGGACCTGGAGGTGTGCTTGATGGACTAGAGGCAGTATTTGGTGCAGTTGGAGATGGATCAGCATTTGGAAGCATCGGCGGATTTTTAGGAACAGCTATTGCGGCGGCCAATACCGTTAAAAATATTAAAGGTCTAAGTAAAGAAGGCCTTAAACAAGAAGCTATTAATATTTTAAGTAGTCCTGCCACCGTCAGGGGAGCAATCAATACCGTAGGAGGTATTGTTGGCGCAGCTTTTCCAAAAAATTCAAACAATACAGACACCACAACAGCTCAACCTAAAATATTAGCAACAGGCGGAGAACAGGTATAATGTCAACTAATTTACCAGCACCAATAATTGAAGATAGTGCAGAAGCAACTAAATTATTTTTTGACCAATACGGAATTAGTCCGTTAGAATTTTCAGCTAATGAAGTATCAGCAGCGATTGGTTTTTTTGAATCAAAAGGATTTTCAGATCAGGCCGGTACTGCAACAGCATATACATTATTAAATCAAGCCAAGATAGATGGGGTCTCAGTTTTTAAATTATTAGATACGTTAAAAACATTTAATGGTGTTGAGTTAAGTGCTATTGTAAGTGAGATTTTAAATAACAATAGAAGATCTACTTCTACGTTAGGATATCGATCTTTATCAATTAGCAAAACTGAAGTAATTAGAAATATATCACCGTAATGCCTAAATTTGCTTCAGGACGTTTTGAAATGAAAAACCCCGACAAGTACGTTGGGAAGAAAACACCTTTAGCCCGAAGCAGTTGGGAATTTGTTTTTATGAGAATGCTCGACGAACACCAGGGCGTTCAAAACTGGGCCAGCGAAAGTATCCAGATACCGTATAGAGATCCATTAACTGGAAAATATACCGTTTATGTTCCAGATTTTTTTGTTGTGTATGTTGATAAAAATGGTAATAAACATGCAGAAGTTGTAGAAGTAAAACCTGAAAGCCAGACTAGATTAGAAAGTGTTGGAAAGAGCCTTTATAATCAAGAACAATATATTAAAAATATGGCCAAATGGGAAGCTGCTAACAAGTGGTGTAAACAACAAGGTGTAAAATTTCGCATAGTAAATGAAGGTGATATTTTCCATCAAGGCAAAAAACGTAGATAAGTAAAGTATGACTAAAAAATTAGAAGAACTTTTTAACTTAGATTCTGCAGAGCCAGAAAAAATAAAAGAGGAACCAGCTCCTATAGTTTCACATGAGCAAGTAAACTCTCTTGAAGATAGTTATAAAGCGGTAGCTGAAATAACCAAAGGTCTTCCTGCTATTAAAGAATTAGAAGAATTAGACGATAAAGAATTAGATAATCTAGCAAAAAAAGCAGAAGATGCATATGATGACCTGATGGATTTAGGAATGAACGTAGAAGTAAGATATAGCGGTCGTATTTTTGAAGTAGCTGCAAGCATGATGGGCAACGCTATTAATGCTAAAACTGCAAAAATTGATAAAAAACTAAAGGCAGTTGATCTCCAGCTTAAAAAATATAAAATTGATAAAGATAACAACGAAGATCCAAATGATGTGCTGCAAGGACAAGGATACATTATTACAGACCGCAACGATCTTCTTAAGAAATTGGGTCAAAAGGAATAAATATAGTTATGAAGACTTTTAGAGAATACCTTGCTGAAAGCAAAAAAACTTACCCTTTTAAAGTAAGGGTCGCTGGCGATTTGCCTGAAAATTTTGAGAAAAATTTTAAAGAGTGCTTAGGAGCAACTAATCCTACAATTGTAGAGAAATCAAAAACTCCTATACAAGCATCACCAATTGATTTTCCAGAATTAAGTAATGTTGAAGTTCACACATTTGAAGTTACTTGTGAATATCCTATTACTGCTCCGGAAATTGCAGAACATGTAAAATACTTTGTACCAGAAAGCCATTTTCGTATTAGGAACGGTGGCGACACTCACGAATCGGACATAGTATTTGTTGACACAGAACCAAGCGGAAAAGCTGTTTTAGAAGAACCTGTTTTATCAACTGATAAAATTAAAGTCAAAGATTACTTTGGAGACGATTTTAACAAAGGATTCTTAAAAGATCTAGAAAAAACATCAAAATCTAGAAAAAAAGAAAACGGCACACAAGTCGAATACAAATTACCTAAATTTAAACAAGACAAGGTGGGTGCAAACTCTCCTATGAGTAAAATTGATAACCCTAACCCAGTCAAAGGATAAAAAATGAATTTTCAAGAATTGCTAGCAAAAATGCAAGAGTTAGATAGGCCCGTAGAAGAATGCGGCGAGCCAATGGGAATGACTCCACCAGCGCCACAATCGATGACTCCTCCTCCAGCTCCTCCAAGTATGAGTGTTAATTTAAATGCTCAAGGTATGGATAACATTGAGGACCTATTAAAATTAATTACTAAAGTTAATCCCGATGCAATGAAACAAGATCCAACATTGCCTTCATTAACACCTCCTGGCCCATCAATTGCTAACATTAAACCAGAATTACCGCCATTGAAGATGTTACCTGATTTAGACAAACCAGAAGATGATAAAATGAATCCTCCTGGATTGCCAGGTTTAGGCGGAGATGCCCCTAAAGTAGTTTCTATAGATTTAGACAAAGACGATAAAGAAGGCCCAGGACCAGACGGAAGTCCGGAACACGAAGGACCAGAAGGTGAAAAACCTGAACCAGAAGAAGCTGACGATGCTGACGATGCTGACGATAAAGAAAAAGAAGACGAAGCATTTGGAAATTCTGTTGGTGATTCAGAACCAGAAACTAAAGATGCATCTTTTTCAACACACGACGGTAACGACTTGAACAAATCTAAAGGAACATATCCTAAAGTTGCAGGCGGTGATAACCCAATGCAAAAACAAAAGTTTGAAGGAGATTTAAGATCTCAAATTCGTGCAGAATTAATGCAAAGATTAGCAGAAGCTAAAGGAGCGAAATAATGGCAACCGTAACAAGAACAAATGGACTACAAACAACCGTAGCAACATTGTATACTCCTAATTGCAACTTGTTTAAAATTCAAGTTCAAAATAACAGCAATTCAAATATTGATCTACGTGCTGAAGATGACGCAGTTGATGAAGTAGTTGAAGTTATTGTTAAGGAATTAAATCCAATGGCATATTTCACCGTGGATGCCAGCACTGGATTAATGTATGTTGTAATGGATAAAAACATTAACGATGCAAGCGAATTACAAACTAGAATTCGCAATTTAGGTTCCTCTGTAGGCGCAAACGGAATTGACGTTCGCGGAACTGACGTAACATTAGGTACAAGTTTAACCATTGCATAATTATACAATATAGTCAAATAGGGCCGCAAGGCCCTATTTTTTTCAGTAAATAATAGTATGGCAAAATCACTAGACGGCGTATTAATTAAAAAAGCGCATAAGCAACAACGATATACTCTTGAAGAAGTTAAACATCTTGAAGCGTGTATGGATCCTGTTACAGGTCCGCTTTATTTCGCCAAACATTTTATTAAGATTCAGCATCCTGTTCGAGGAAGTATTCCTTTTGAACCGTATGAATATCAAGAACGTTTAATAGAAGCTTACCACGGAAACAAACAATGTATTGCAATGTTACCGCGTCAAATGGGTAAAACAACCTGTGCGGTTGCATATTTGTTATGGTATACAATGTTCGTTCCTGATTGTCAAGTTCTTATCGCAGCACACAAGTATGAAGGTGCTAAAGATATTATGGATCGTTATCGTTACGGTTACGAGAACTTACCAGACTTTATTCGTGCCGGCGTGTATTCATATAATAGAAATACTATTGAATACGACAACGGAGCACGTATTCAAGCAACTACAACTACTGAAAACACCGGTCGTGGTAAATCTTTATCATTAATTTATTGTGATGAGTTTGCATTTGTGCAACCACCCGAAAAGGCCAAAGAGTTCTGGACTGCACTTTCTCCCACATTAGCCACAGGTGGTAAATGTATTATTACATCAACACCAAACTCAGACGAAGATCAGTTTGCGTTAATTTGGACCGAAGCTAACAAACGCTTTGACGAGTTTGGCAACGAACAAAAATTAGGTGTTAATGGATTCCATAGTTATTTTGCACATTGGTCAGAACATCCTGATCGAGATGAAGAATGGGCAAGATTAGAACGTGCTAAGATTGGCGAAGAACGTTTCCGTCGCGAATTTGAATGTGAATTCCTGATCTTTGACGAAACACTAATTAACTCAGTAAAACTTGCAGAGTTAAAAGGTATTGAACCTATGTTATCAATGGGGCAAACTCGTTGGTATAAAGAAATTAATCCTCAAGCAACATATCTTGTAGCATTAGATCCTAGCCTAGGCACAGGCGGAGATAACGGGGCTATTCAGGTATTTGAAATGCCTCATATGGACCAAGTAGCAGAATGGTATCATAATTTAACTCCAGTACAAAATCAGGTAAAAATATTAAGAGAGATTTGTTCCTATATCCAAGATCAAGGCGAATTAAAGGGCGGCCATCCTCAGATATATTATAGTGTTGAAAATAATACTTTAGGTGAATCTGCTTTGATTTGCATTCAAAACATTGGAGAAGAAAACTTCCCGGGATTATTTCTTAGCGAACCTATACGTAAAGGGCATGTACGTAAATTCCGTAAAGGTTTTAATACCACACACAAAACAAAAATTTCTGCTTGTAGTCAATTAAAACATATGATCGAAACTCATAAAATGAAAATCTATTCAAAACCGTTGATTTCTGAGCTAAAAACATTTGTTGCTACAGGCATTGGATTTAAAGCCAAATCTGGAGAACACGACGATTTAGTAGCTGCTTTGCTATTAATAATGCGTATGTCTAGTATATTAGCAGACTGGGATCCAAAAGTTTACGAAAAAATGACTGATAAATTATCAGAAGACCAAATGCCTATGCCGATCTTTGTATCGGGCTTTATGTGATAAATACAGAATGGACGCTACAAACAACATTGCTACAGATTTATTCTATAAAATTAGAAGCCGCTTTAAAGGGTTAAAGCTAGGTTCAGAAACCAGCGAAATTACAATAAACCCCGAAGAAGCAAGATTTTTTGATTTTGATTACATGGAAGGTGAAACACCTGTTGGCCATGTAAGCATCAGCCTAGCAGAACCAAACTCTATGAAGGTTTATTTCAGTACAGGAATTACTGAATCTATGAACGATCTTCAAAAGAAAAATTGGTTTGGATTTTTAAGAGAATTAAGACTATTTGCTAAACGTAGATTAATGGCGTTTGATACTCGAGATATTACTAAAGATAATTTAGACAAACGAGATTACGCATTTTTAAGTCGTCAAAACACATCAGAACCTGCTGTTACAGCACAACCAATACCCGTCGGAGAAAGCACAATGAATGTTACTGAAAGCACAATGTACGGAACTAAAACCGTAAGCTATCAAAAACTAATGGATACACGTTTGATTATTAAACATAGTCAAGCATTAACAGATGATACTGCACCTGGTGCAAGAACAAGACATATTTCTGGCTTGTTTGTTGAAAACGCAGATGGCGAACGTTTTAAATATCCTTTTATTCACTTAGCAGGTGCTCGTGCTATGCAACGTCACGTTGCTAATGGCGGCGTACCATACGACGAAATTGGTGAAAGCATTATTAGGATGAGCGAGGAAATTGCTCAATTAAAAAGTTTTAGTAACTATGTTGTTCGTAACGATTTAATGAATTCAGACACAAACAACATTGTTGAAAGAAGCGGAGAGGCTCTAAACAATTTGCGAGAACAAATTAAGGCACTTGCTAAACAAAGCCATTATGAAGCATATAGAGAAAATTTTCAGGCATACAATCGTGAAGACGTACCACAAGACGTTGTAGAAGATTTTAAAGAAAAATTTACCGTTAGAAATTTTAAAGAAGACATTGCAAATGTATTTCCGGTCTTATACAGACTAATGAAAGAAGGAAACACAATAGGCTACGACGACATAGTCGCAATGACCAACAACACCGCTGTCGAAGAAGACGCTTTTGAAATGGAAGAGTATAATCCATTTGAAAAATTTGAAAACTGGGTTTACCAATTAGGTGAAGCAAGCCCGATACAAGACCCAGATCAAAAAGACGCAGCGATTAAAGAATTACAAGAATTGGTTGGACAACATTTTCCTGCAGGCGTAGATGGTAGTAATGCTATCGAAAGTCTAAAAGGAATCATTGAAGATCCTCAGTTGTTCAAACAAATTAAAGATGCAGCCAAAGAAGATCCAGAAACCTGTGTACGAGGATTAGTAAAAGACTGGTTAGAATCTAATGCTCCTGAGGCATTAGAAGGATTAGATTTTGGTGATTACGAAGAAGAACCTGAAGGCCAAGAAGAACCACAAATGGCCGGCGATGATAACGAACAAGGCAAAGAGCATACAGGAATTAATGTTCAAGAATTAGCAGAATTTATTACATCATTCTACGATAAAGAATCTAATACATTCCCTAAAGGCCCAGAAGGCGTTGCTATTATGGTAGGCAAGAAATTTGGTGAACAGGCAGAACAGGTTGCAAGAAAATTTGTAGAAAGAATGGCGCCACAACAATCAACAGAGCAAAATCCAGAATTGGCAGAATTGGCTCGTATTAGAGAGCTATCAGGCGTATAATAATAAAAATACCAAACTAAGTTGGGGCTCTTCGGAGCCCTTTCTTTTTGGATAAAATATATCAAACTAAATTGTCAACATTTGGTCTTAGTAATGCGTTATTATATTATATAAGACGCAAATCTTATATTAACCTAAAAAGGAAACTTTAAAATGAAATTATTTGCAACTTTAATCGCTAGTGTGTTTGCTGTATCTGCATTTGCTGCCGAACCAGCCAAGAAAGAAGAAAAGAAAGTAGAAGCTAAACCAGCTGCATCTGCTCCGGCACCTGCTGCTAAAGAGGCTCCAAAAGCTCCTACTAAAAAAGAAGAAGCTAAGAAGTAATTTTGAAAAGCCCCTTGTCAACGAAAGCTGGCATTGGGGCGTTATTATATTAATAAGGAGGGTTTTATGAAAAAACTCTTAATTGCAGGAATAATTGGGTTATGCGCAATTAACGCACAGGCAAACCCACACCATGGGTACCATGGTGGTCATCACAACCATCGAGGTAATTGGGGTTGGGTAGTTCCGGCTGTAGTTGGAGGCGCTGTAGTCTATGCCGCAACTCGGCCTGTGGTTATTCAACAGCAGCCTGTTGTTGTACAACAACCTCCTGTATACACACAACAAGTGTGTGGACCTTGGACTGAGACACGTAACGCAGACGGAAGTGTAACAATCACAAGGATTTGTCAATAATGTTAATGAGGACTAAAAATGAAAAGGTTAGCAGTGATTCTTACTGCGATGATTATAGTTGGGATAAGCCAAGCAAGTACAGCCCAGAATGGGAAAGAAATCTTTGGGAGTCCTACAATTACAGAATCGTTAGCGAAGACTGCGACCAAAAAAGGACCGGTCCTTGTAAAATCATTACGCATTCCTAAACCAAAAATCTTTACAGGCAATCCTCATAAGATATTTTTATTTGCTGATAATTCTGATGTAGACGTTATTGAAGTTGACGACATTATTACATCATATCGCCGACGCGATCTTCAAAAAGTTCAAACTAACGATCCTAACGATGCTGACGATATTATTACAGAAGAAATTCGGTGGAAATTATTTTTAGCTCGAACAGCAGCTATGATACGTTATCACCAAATCCACTCTTAGAGTGGATTTTTTTTGGTGAAATAAATTTTTACAAAACACTTGATCTTGCTAAATAAAAAGCGCATAATAGTTGTTATGCGAAAGGCATATAAAGTCATTTACATTAAGGCATAAGGAGGCTATAAAATGGCAACACTAGCAGAAATTCGTGCGAAACTTCAAGAAGCACAATCAAAGTCCACAGGACAATCACAAAGCGGCGGCGACAACGCAATTTACCCCCACTGGAATATGCAAGAAGGCAAAGAAGCCGTAGTACGTTTCTTACCTGACGGCAATGCTAATAACACTTTCTTCTGGGTAGAACGAGCAATGATTAAATTGGAATTTGCCGGAATTAAAGGCGAAGCTGATTCACGTGGCAAAGTTCAAGTTCAAGTACCTTGCGTTGAAATGTATAACGATGGATCAGTTTGTCCAATCCTTTCAGAAGTACGTGGTTGGTTCAAAGACAAATCATTAGAAGACATGGGTCGTAAGTATTGGAAAAAGCGTTCATATATTTTCCAAGGCTTCGTTGTAGAAGACGCCCTTAAAGAAGAAAAAACACCTGAAAATCCAATCCGTAGATTTATCATCGGTCCTCAAATCTATCAAATTATCCGTTCAGCATTGATGGATCCAGAGTTGGAAGAATTGCCAACAGACTTCTTGCGTGGCGTTGATTTCCGTATTGCTAAAACATCAAAAGGCGGTTTTGCAGACTATTCTACTTCAAAGTGGAGCCGTCGTGAACGTGCTTTAACTGACGTTGAAAAAGCAGCCATTGATGCTCACGGCTTGTTTAATTTGTCAGATTTCCTACCTAAGAAGCCAACCGATGTTGAGCTTAAGGTAATGAAGGAAATGTTTGAAGCGTCTGTTGACGGTGAAGCATATGATATGGAACGTTGGGGTCAATACTTCAAACCAGCAGGTATGGGTGCCGCAACAGGCGATCCTAATAAAGCTCGTGCAAGTGCTCCGGTAGAAGATTCAGATGACGAACCTGCTCCTGTAGCAAGTGCTCCTGTAGCACAACCTGCTCCTGTAGCAAGTGCTCCGGCTGCGTCAGCAGAAGGTGCGAGCCGTGCGCAAGACATTCTTGCCAAGATTCGCGCTCGTCAAAGTCAATAATAATAAAGTAAAGAGTGTGGGCATTGCCCGCACTCTCTTACCACTACAGGAAAAATAATATGGCAACTAAACCGTTTGATATTTCAAAATTTAGAAAGTCAATTACAAAATCTATCGAAGGTTTGTCGATTGGCTTTAATGATCCTACTGATTGGATCAGCACAGGCAATTATGCCCTCAATTATTTAATTAGCGGCGATTTTAAGAAAGGCGTACCGTTAGGAAAAGTTACGGTATTTGCCGGTGAATCTGGCGCAGGTAAATCTTATATTTGTTCTGGTAACCTTATTAAGGCAGCACAAGCACAAGGCATCTATCCAATTCTAATTGATACAGAAAACGCACTTGACGAAGATTGGTTAAAGGCACTCGGTGTTGATACATCGGAAGATAAGTTACTAAAACTTAACATGGCAATGATTGATGATGTAGCAAAAACTATTACAGAGTTTGTTGCAGAATACAAAGCAATGCCAGAAGAAACTCGTCCTAAAGTCTTGTTTGTACTTGACTCACTAGGTATGTTGCTAACACCAACAGACGTTAACCAGTTTGAAGCAGGTGACTTAAAAGGTGATATGGGCCGTAAACCTAAAGCACTTACAGCACTTGTTCGCAATTGTGTTAATATGTTTGGTTCTCTAAACATCGGTTTAGTAGCAACTAATCACACATATGCATCACAGGATATGTTTGACCCAGACGACAAGATTAGTGGCGGTCAAGGCTTCATCTATGCAAGTTCTATTGTTGTAGCTATGCGCAAACTCAAGCTCAAAGAAGATGAAGATGGCAACAAGATTTCAGAAGTCAAAGGTATTCGTGCCGCTTGTAAGATTATGAAAACTCGTTACGCAAAACCATTTGAAAGTGTACAAGTAAAGATCCCTTATGAAACAGGTATGAATCCGTATAGCGGAATGGTAGACCTGGCAGAAGAAAAAGGTCTTCTAAAGAAAGAAGGTAATAGTCTTGTTTATACTACATCAGACGGTGAAGTCATTAAACAATTCCGTAAGGCTTGGGAAAGAAACGAAAACAATGGTTTAGATGCAATAATGGCTGACATTGTTAAAAATGGTGAAAAATCCGTTTCTGAGATAACTACAATTATTGAGTCCCAACCGGAGAGCGTAGAATGAAAGAAGATTTGATTGCAGATTTATGGTCTGTTGTTGTAGAACACATTCCTGAGAAACAACGTAAAGATGTTGCCGCTGATTTTGTTAACACATTGTTAGATTACGGTATTAAGGAAAGTGTACTTGATAGTTTATTAGGGGTAGATCCGTATCTAGATAATGCTATTGAATATGCAATTGACGGCGAAGAAATTGAAGAAGAA